CATAGTTAATCTTTTCTTGTGCTATGTTCTTGCGATTATAGGCATTATAGGTCTTAGTAGATACTGAAAATCTCGGTAATGCCACGCTCTTGGCCATAAGACCTATTTCAATCTGGCTGTTTTGATCAACCTGTGCTACTACCGGATTTAGATCCATGAATACATGGTACATAGTACCTGTTTTAGGACTTAATCTATATAAGCTGTCAATGAAAGTGCGTGAGGCATGTTGCCAATCACGTATCTCATCGCCTGTGGCTAATTGTTGTAAGAACTGATTAAAGAATCCGGCCATATATCTTATCCATTTATATTATTTATCGAGATAAAAAAGCCCGGATTTAGACCGGGCTTTGTGAGTTTTCGTCTGGATTAACCAGTAATAACTGTGCCTAAGGTTCTGCCTACTGCTGTACCAAGACCTGTACCAATTGGAGTTTGGATAGCATTATCATAACGGATAGTTAGAGCAATAGTCATTGGTTCGTTAGTAGCATAGTTGGCGTCTGCGTAGTCAGTATTGGCTAAGTAGCAACCATACATTTCCCATGTTTCTAATACTGTAGGTTCACTAGCGCCATTACCACCGTCCAGTACTTCAAATCTAGTTAGGAATTTATAGTCGATACCTGAACTTGCTGAAGCTTGTTCCATGAAGTCAAATTGTTTCTGTAGCTGTTCGCCAACACGTTTAGCAACTTCACCGCCTGCGTCATCGCGTAGGGTAGTAGTAACAGGTTCCCAAGTCGGTTTACCGGCTAGGTAGACTTTACTGTTATAGATTGGGATAACCATTTCCTCAAAAGACAGTGTCGGTCTCTTAAAATCTATAACTTGTTTAGTCAACTCAGTTGTTGGTTGGCTTACACCAAAGTTCTCAAATGACACGCGAAAACGGAACTTGAGTTTTGGCATCAACAGACCTTGTGCTGTTGCGCTTTGGTTAGTACTTAGGGGTACCGTAAACTTGCTTAATGATGCTGTTGCCATCTTATTTTCCTTTTAATACTTTATAGTATTTAGCTATTTTCCAGTTGAGTTAAGGGAGTGTCGCCACTCCCATTAACTGCGTATATTATGTTATTGTTAAGCTAGCACCAGTGTTAACGATTCGCACTGGAATATATACAAACTCGATAGCTTTAACTGGTTTAATTGCTATGTCAACATATAATTCATTTCGATCAATACGATCTGGTGTGTTATTTGTTGTATCACAAACTACTAGATAGTCATATAACCCACGTTTAGCTACAAGATCATTTAATACGCTTTCAAAAGCTTGTTTAACTTGATTTCTTGTAATAGTATCATTTGGTTCAAATATAAACGGACGAGCCACTGAATCTAATACTAAACGCAAGTAAGCTATCAATCTAGCTACGTTAATACGATCCATAGCTGATGCCTGTGCTGAACGTGTTTTTTGACCATACGCTACTAGACCAACACCAGGTAATACTGTTAATGGGTTGACTCTGTCTGCATATAGCACATCACGCAAGCCTACTGTAACACCAATCGATTTAAATAAATTACCGTCATTAACGTCAATGTAACCAATGCTGGTTGCGTTATCGATTAAACCACGACGTACACCTGCCGGAGCAAACCATGGATAAGAAACGTTATCGCTACGGATTATTGTACGTAACATCATATGGCTTGGTGGAACTACCACGCTTTCTCCTGCTAGGTCAGTAGCAAGACCAGATGGATAGTAAACACCTAGATATTCACTGTTACTTACTAGACCATTATCACCATTATCTAATGCAAGTGCTGTGTTCTGTATCCAAGCTTGAACACCAGTTGTATTAAGTGTTAGTGGGCTGTCGCCAATAATGAATGCTGTTTGTTTGCGATCATTATTTAAAGTAATCATGTTTTGGATTAGCTCTGGATAACCTGGACAAGCAATAAGGTTGAACTGTGTTTGTTCTTCACGTAATGCTGTGCTAGATTCTATACTTGATTTAAGAGCTTCAACTACTACATTACGTTGTGCTTTGCGACCAAAGAATGGAACACCAGTAGTTGGATCATTACCACTAGCACTTACCCAGGCAGCAACCACTGAAGCTGGAGTTGGATCAGCTGCTAGTGCTGTGCTATTAAATGATTTAACGTTATAACCACTGCGACGTGTGTTAAACAACAATGTACCACGTGCATAAAGTTGATAGCTTGGGCAATCGTAGTCAATATAGTCACTGGTTAACAAATCTGCTATAGCTGGAACATCATCCACTATAGGATCTGTAGTTCCGTTTGTTGCCCAACGTGCATCAGCAAATAGCACACCATCTGATGTGATTTGATCTGTATTGTCAAGCAATTCAAAAGCAGTACCATTGTAACGATATATTCTTGGATAGTTTTCTAGATCACCTGTGTCAATCCATAAGTCACCAGCGACCAATTGACCGCCGCCACTTTGTTCTGTTGGTTCACTTGCTGCCAAGATCGGACCATCTGGGTCTGTAGCTGATAGATCATAGCCACGAGCATCGTTTACTACGTTTTGATATCCTCTCCATCCACTACCATCATTGATCAAGATGTCAACTTCAAGTGCTGTGTTGTAATACCATAATGTTTCATCAGCTGGATCGCTGTATGGAGCAGTTGTAGAATATGTATATGTTAGTGCCTTGAATGGGCTAGCTAGATATACTGCACCTGCTGAAATTACTTGAATCTGATTGTCACTGATAATACCAGCTGTAGTCAATGGAGTACCAGTGCCATATGTAAATCTAATAGTACCACCAGCTAGATGACTGATGCTGATCGCACCACTTGATTCGATAGCTGCGACTACGTTTGGTAAGTTAGCCGCTAATATCTTAGCCACTAAACTGGTAGCTGTAGTACCGATTGATGTGATAGTAGCACTTTGTGTTACTGCTGATCCTGGTACGCTTACTTCCATTGTAAAGCTGTCAGTATTAGTATATACTGCACTACCACCTGCTACTGTACCTGTAAGTTTTAGAACACCAGCGACATTTTTACGATATAGTTTAAATGTACCAGTTGTAGTACCTAATGTATCGTACTGTACATATAATGTGCCTGCTGGTAAATCTGATCCGCCTGCTACTGGACTTAGTCCATAAATGGCTGCAGTATCGCTAGCATATAGTGGAGCAGTTTGAAGTGTCCATGAGTCTAAATTAGCATCGTATTCTTTGATACCATAATTTGCACCGTTACCAGTAGCTGATGTTTTAAACCATACAGAACCTGCTGGACGTGGATTTGTGTCTGTGTCTTTCCATGCTGGAACATTTCTATAGCTGTCAAATGCTACTGTTGGTCCTAATAGTGTTCTGCTGTTACCGCTGATGCCTTCACCATTGAATATACCTAGCTTCATTGAGCAATCAGTACCACCGATACCACTTGTACCACCTTTTTCAATCTTTAATGACCCATCTGCTAGTTGTACGTTACCCGAACTTGCTGCAAGACTGTCAGCGAAGATTTCGATCTGTCCTGAACTGTTTGCTCTAGCACTAACACCAGTAATACCTGCACCATTGATATCGCTAGCTGCAGATGTAACTGTTGTACCAGTTAATGTAACGTTAATACCGTTTAGGCGCATTTTTTGGCCGATAGCCAAGTTAGCTGGGTTTGCGATCACACCAGTGATTACAGGTACTCGATCTTTCCAATCGTCACTACCTACTAGTGCCCAGGTATTGTCATAACCTTTAAAGTAAACTGGATTTGATGTGCTGGTTGTAACCACAGCATATTCACCAATAGCACCTACTGAACTTAGTGGAACTGTACCACTTACTTGTGTAGTATCTGTGATTACTCTCGGAGTTTGAAGAGTAAATGCATTTTCATATAATTCGTAGATACCCCAGTTTGTAGCATCAGCACTAACATCTAACCAATAAGTACCGTCTGTTGGTGTACCTGTTGGACGAACACTCGTTCCTGTTAGTTGATCTAGATCAACGTCTGCACGTTGTACGTAGATTTGATTGCTAACACCGAGTGCGCTGTAGGCTGCTAATAGACCATATTCGTTACGTTCATCACCATTCAATGGATTGTCAGCTGAATCAGTGCGGAATTCAATATTACCAAAATTAGCTACTAGTTCTCTTTGACTAGTAATATTGAATAATTTATTAGCATTAGCTTTAGTTGTATAAGGTGCAGATGCACCGCTTGGGTTTGTTTTGTCTTGAGCAGTAGCAAGTAAAACGTAAGCAACTGAACCAGCTGCGGTCGGTGTATATTGACTTTCGTCTGTTACCGTTACTTGTACTCCAGGTGAAATAAGTGCCATAGTATTTGTTCCTCTAAATAGGTTACTTTAAACTATTTATAATCTTTTGATTAAATCTATGGTATTAGGTGCCCTTTGAAAGGTTCGCTTGCTAGACTAAGCTAAATAGGTGTATGGAATACCGAAAAATATGCCAAATCTGTGGTAAAAAGCCCGTTGCTGTCAACTATAAGATGCATGGCAAGACTTACTATAGAACTCGCTGCGATTCATGCATTAGAAAGAAGCGTAAGCTACCTGTTCCAGTCCCAAGTTGGCACAAATCTGGATATAAAAAGAAACCACACTGTGAAAAGTGTGGCTTTAAGGCTAAATTAAAACAACAGCTATTTGTTTATTATGTTGATGGTAATCTCAACAACAACAATCATCTAAATTTAAAAACTATCTGTGCTAACTGTCAATATGAAATTGCCCAAGAGGGTTTAGGATGGCGTCAAGGCGATCTTGTACCTGACTATTAGTTATTTCGCGTTCAACTTGATGATATAATTCATCCAATGTGCCATCATTGTTTAAGACTATATCAAACTTAGTTCCCACCCATGCTGTTTCACTAGCATGTATTCCTAGTTTTTCAATATTATGTTTGCTTAGTGCCCAGTTCATATTACGGCTAGGACCTTTGTTCATGCTCTTAGCATCGTTGAACCAATCGGGTTCTGGACCGCGTTTGATACGGACTACACGACCGCCTGCGTTGCGTATAGCTTTGATTTCATTAGGAAAGCGACAATCTGTAATAACAATGTCATCTGTAGATTTACGTAGGCGATTTTCCAAGCTAGCTACCCACATGTCATCATGAAAACTCTTACGAACAACTTCTGTACCCCAATACTGTAAAACCCAACGCGGTGTTATATCTTTTTTAAGACGGTTACTCCACCATTCATCCTTGGTTTCTCTCCATTCTCTAGACTGTTTACTACGACCTTCTAGTAATTCGCGATCCCAACCAAAAACTTGACTAACAGCATCTTTTAAACTGTTAGCAAAGCTTTCGCGTCTGAATCCATGGAAGTTAACCAGATAATCTGCGACAGTGTCTTTACCGGATCCGATAAAGCCCACGATACCGATGATTTGACTCATTGAAATCCCCTTAGTTGATATACTATTTTACGACGGTTTTAGACAGTTGTCTAGAAGTTTTTAACCAGTTATCCACCACATTGGTTGGCCACCATCTACATAGTTCTTGATTTCTTCGTCAAGTTTAAGTAGCAGTTCGTTACCTTCTTGTTTAAGAGCCGCACCATTTAGGCTAGTACCACCTTGTGGTCCTGCGATTGTAGCAAATTTTTCACGTGCATTACCTATGCTGATCAGTGTAAGTGCATAAGCATAGTCTTGGATCCAGGGAAATGCTTGCGGATCGTTTAATAGGACGATATCTGGTTTGTAGTTGTAGGTCCATAACAATACACTTTCTTTTACTATATCGCTGCCTTGTATACCACCCCAGGGAATTTTACGAACTAGTGTTAGTTTTTTAGTGACTTTATTCCATGTAAAATTCATGAATCCACCAAACATCTTCATGGCTAGTTCTTGATATTGTACAAATAATTCATAGTTAGTCAACCCACCAACTCGACCTGCTACTAGCATGTAAGTGTTCAAGTAACCACTAGCAAATGGTTCAAACTGGCTGGCTGTGGTACCTGTAACGCTACCAATACCACGACGGAATATCTGTTTAACATCAATAATATAATTAGGCAGTATATATTCTTGTGTTTCAGGATAGACGTCTAAAAATACATAACTTTCTTCAACACTGTTTGAACTCTTTTGGCGATAACGGATAAGGGCTTGCTTGATGCCCATGTCAAAATGTTCTTTATCTGCTTCAACATCGATCATACCGTAGCCTAGACGTAGGCGGATATAATCAATAATATCGTTTTGTTGTTTTGCCACTGTGGCCAATTGATCTGTTATATTTGAATCAAAGGCAATGTGTCCAGCACCTGTACCAGTGACATTACTGTATAGACTTTTAGTCTGTACGCTTAATGTATTAGTTAGATTACTTGATGTTGACGTTACGTTTGCTGGTAGTTCAGACATGTAAATTATCCTGTTATCATGTATTTATTACCGACAACAGGATAAGTTTGGCTTTACGCTACCTTGAGGGGGATTAGTTTGCTTTTAGTAAGATAGTATCAGCGTTGATACGTCCGTTGAGTTTGATTTCTGTAGTCTTGATATTTTCAAGATACTTACGCAATTCAACTTTGCTTGAAGCTAAGAATTGTTTGATCTGTTCTTCTGGTTTGCGCAGTGTTTTTTGTGTGCTCTTGTTAGCGTCATAACCTGTGATAGTAGTGCCTTTAACGCCTAGTACACCCCCCATAGCTTCTGCTACATACTTACCCAACTTGCGATTTTTGACATTGTAAACCCATAACACTTCTGCTCCAACAATGTCCACTGGATTGATCGAAACGATCTTAAGTGCGGTATCTTGTTTGAGATATTTTAAGCTCTTGACTAGTTTTTCTTTTTGTGGTGGCTTACGTACCGCGGCTTTTTTAGTGGCTTTCTTAGTTTGATTGTAGGCTGCTAGGTCTTGGAATAGTTTTTCGTAAAAAGCATCATAGCGTTTATAATCTGCGGCTTTCATAAAGCTGTAGGCTTCTT